CCGATGAACGGGAGCAAGCGTATTATTTGCTGAAGGCTTTGCAGTCGTTTCGCGGTCACTTTGAGAGTGCCGTGCAGACTGGAAAAATGGCCTCACAGCAGTTGGACGGCTTGCATAAATAACCCTGAAAATTTGGAGATTTTAATGTCTGGTACTCCTAGCGAATCCAGCCTTTCGCAGCATGATGCTGTAAATATGCTTTTGAACATTGATAACGCCCCTGAACAGGCAAGCGAGGAAGTTCAAGAGCCAGATGCCGAAACTGAAGTAGAGGCGACCGAAGCGGAAGCAGAGGAAGTTGAAGCCGTCGATGACCAAGCTGAGACTGAGGCTGAAGAAGTAGAGGAAGAACCTGAGACTGAAGAAGTAGAGGTTTATAGTGTGAAGGTTGATGGTGATGAAGGCGAGGCCACTCTGGATGAGTTGGTTGCGTCTTACCAGAAGACCCGCACCGCAGACAAAAGACTACAAGAGGCCGCAGAGGCGCGTAAAGCGTTGGAAACGGATCAAGCGTCTTTTGAGCAAACCCGTGTCGAATACACTGACACGCTACAGGCAATGAAAGACTTTTTGCAGCAAGCCAGTCCTGAGAAGGACGACAAGTATTGGCTTGAGCTTAATGAAAACGACCCGTTTGAGTACAACAAGCAGCAAATTCTGGAAAACCAGCGTTTGCAGAAGCTTCAAGCGGTGGAAACGGAACAGGCTCGTTTAGACCAAGAGCGCATCCAAGTTGAGCAGCAAAAGCTTTTAGAGATGATCCCTGAGTGGCGTGACCAAGAAGTTGCTTCCCGCGAGAAGCAGCAAATCGTGGATTACGTCAGTTCTAAGGGGTTCACCACTCAGAATATCAACACTTTGGCGATGGATAGCCGTCTTGTGGACATGGTTCGCAAGGCACTGAAGTTTGACGCTTTGCAAGACCAAAAACCGATTGCGAAGAAGAAGGTCAGGAAAGCGCCAAAGATGGTCAAGAGTGGGCAACCCAAGCCTGTGGGTAACTCTGCAACAGAGAGAAAGCGTAAGGCTTTTGACAATCTGAGGAAGAAAGGCAGCCGCGATGCCGCTGTTGAATTTCTCTTAACCCGCTAACTTTTAGGAGGCCATTATGGCAACTTATACTAGCGCTTCAGCCATTGGCGAGCGCGAGAGCTTGGAAGATGTGATTTATCGCATTGACCCTGATGAAACACCACTTGTAAGCAACGCTAAAAAGGAAACTACCAAAGGTATTTTCCATGAATTTCAAGTGCAAGAACTGGCTGCGGCTGTTGACACAAACTATGTCAACGAAGGCTCTGACTATAGTTATGTCAACCCCAATCCCACGGTCAGACACGGCAATTACCATCAGATCAGCGTACAAGCTGCTAGCGTTTCAAACACGCTGGACGTGGTAGACAAGGCTGGCCGTGATCGTGAATCGGCGATGACCAAAATTCTCAAAGGAATTGAGCAGCGTCGAGACATAAATAAATCGCTTTACAAGAACGAAGCGCGTTCTGGCTCTGACCCACGCAAAGCTGCCAAGTTAATCACTTGGATCACAAACGGCGACAAGCCGTCTGACATGGCATTTGCAACTGGTGACGGTTCTGACGCTGCTGACCTGACTGGTACTGCGGCTGCACTTACTTTGGCGAAAATCGACGCTGCTATGCTTGCTGCATACAGTGACGGCGGTTCACCAAACATGTTGCTGATGTCACCAACCAACAAGCAGAACTTTTCTGGTCTGTCTGGCGGTTCAGTCGCAACCAATCAGTTGCACATGACTGCGCCTAAAGAGGCAGCGATAATCGGTTCTGTTTCGCTGTATCTCAGCGACTTTGGTGAGCTTTCGGTCACTGTTGACCGTCAGTGTCCAAACTCAGAGATGTATCTGATCGACACCGATTACGTCTGCATCGGCTCACTGCCGGGTCGGATGTTTAGCGTGTCTGACGTTGCGTCTACTGGTGACGCCACCAAGTTTGCAATCGTGTCCGAATGGACGTTGATCGTGAAAGCGCCAAAAGCGCACGCAGCGGTTATCGGTCTAAACGGCTCATAAGCAGAACTACTCACAAGACCCAAAGGGGGCGGCTTCGGTCGCCCTTTTTTTATGCGGAGAACGTAATGAAAAAGCTCATCAGCGCTGACCCTGAGAAGGGCAAAAAGACATTCTTTCACTCTGACGTTGACGGCAACCATGTCAGCACAGAGATAAACCTTGATCCAATCATCGACGCAGCAAAGCGTGAGGCAAACGAATGGCGACCCGGTTCGCTTATCGGCAATACTCAGAAGCACAAGCAAAAGGTCGCTGAGATACCAGCCCCGCTTTACTACCAACTCATAGAGAAATTTGGCCAGCCCAAGCAAAACCCGAAAGCTTGGCGCAAATGGCTGAACGACTATGACAATCGTTTCTTTAGAACTTCTGGCGGTACAGTGTAATGGCAATCACGACTTATGCTGAGCTTCAGACATCGGTAGCCAACTTTTTGGCGCGGGATGACCTGACGGCTCAAATACCCGACTTCATAGCGCTTGCAGAGGCACGCATGGGTCGTGAACTTGACACTCGCTCACAGATAAAGCGTGCCACAGCAGAAACCGTTGCTGGCGCTGAGTTTATCGACCTGCCGACTGATTTGCGCAAAATCCAAGGCATTAAGGTCAACTCAAACCCGGTGAAGCTTTTAGACTACGCAACGCCATATGATTACTACAACCTAACACCAAGCAACGGCACAGGCACGCCATCGTATTACACGGTGGTCGGCACGGCCATTGGCTTGCGCCCTATCCCTGACAGCGTGTTGACGATTGAGATGATCTATAGCGACGACATAGACGCGCTTAGCTCAACCAACACGACTAACACCATTCTATCCCGGCATCCTGACGCTTACCTTTTCGGCGCGTTGGCTGCTGCTTCGGTATTCCTGATGGATGACGCACGCGCTGCACAATTCGATCAGGTATTTTCTCGCACGATTAGCGAGATGAAACGGGACACCGACGATGCGAAGTTTGGTGGCTCTCTAGCAATGCGCTCAGACTACGCAGTTTAAAAAAGGAACGAAACAATGGCAGCACTTACAGACCACGCAGAAAATCTTCTGCTTAACTTTTTAATGACAACTGGCACGGCAACACGCCCTACAAATTGGTACGTCGCGCTTTACACAGGAGCGCCAAATGACGCTTCAACTGGAAGCTCTGGCGGCACTGAAGTCAACGGCAACGGCTACTCTCGGCAGAGCGTAAGCTGGACAGCGGCGTCAGGCACGGGCGGCACAACGAGCAACTCAGGGACCGTAACATTTACCGCGTCAGGCGGGTCGTTCGGCACGGTTACGCATATCGGCATCACAGACGCTTCAAGCGGCGGCAACCTCTTGTGGCATGGTGCGATGACATCAAGCAAAACAGTAGCAGACGGCGACAGCCTACAATTTGCTGCGGGTGCAATCGACCTGACTATCGCTTGATAATCTAGGAGTAGCTAGATGGCTATCCTGACTGACTACATGGAAAAAAAGCTGCTTGACCACGCGTTTGGTCAGGCAGAATTTTCCACGCCCAGCACGTTGTATTTAGGCGTTAGCACGACTGCGTTTGTCGATAGCGATAACGGGACAACGGCGGCAGCCAAAGAGCCATCTTCAAGCAATGCCTACGCGCGGCAAAGGCTGGACAATGTGGTTGATCTCTACACGTCTGACTTTGACATACGAAACAATGCCTCGATTGACTTTCCGACCGTCACAAACAGCAACTGGGGTAATGTCCAATACTGGGGTATTTTCGACGGCACAGGCACAAGCGCCAACATGTTGATGCACGGATCGTTTTCGTCTGGCACAACCGTGAATGTTGGTGATCAGTTTCGGATAAGCAGCCAAGATTTTGAGATTACTTTCCCGTCTTCTATCGGCGGTGATAGCCATTGGCGGCAACAACTCGCTTGGTTCTTGGGGTTTGACTACACAAGCTCACCGACCGACAATCTGCGGTTCTACTACTACACAAAAGCAAACCAAGGCTTTTCTGGGTTTTACGATGAAGCTCTCTATCTTGCGCTTGGCACATCCGCTTTTACTGACGACATCTATGGGTCAAGCATTGAGTTAAGCACATCTGGCACAGGCTATGCGCGTGTTAAAATCCTAGACGCTGATGATGGTTCGGTAGATTATTTCAGCGCAGCCGCGACAGCATCAGGCACAACAACCCTGACAAACGATGTGGCGATTGTTTTCCCAGAGGCGAGTGCCTCATGGGGTACAGTGTCGCATTTCGCGATATTCAGAGGCGCGACATCGGGCAGCTATAATGCGTCAGCGCTAGGCACTAACAATGCGGCCAGACACCCGCTGTTCAGAGGCGCGTTAAGCTCAAGCGTATCAATTTCTTCTGGCGACCGACTGCGCTTTGCCGCTAACGGTCTGACAATAGAGGCGAGTTAATGGTTAAACTTGTAAATAGAGCCAAGATGACAACGGCTAGCACTGGAACTGGCACGATCACCCTTGGGAGCGCAAGTGACGGCTACCAAACCTTCGCTGCGGCGGGGGTGAGCAATGGTGATATTTTGCGGTATACGATAGAAGACGGTAGTAATGCTTGGGAAATAGGAACAGGCACTTACACCGCCTCTGGCACAACACTCAGCCGCACGGTCAGCGAAAGCTCAAACTCCAACAATGCGTTAAACCTATCGGGCAATGCGGTGGTTTTCGTAACGGCTGCTGCTTCTGACATGCCGACTGGAACGTCCTTAACAAAGACCTTCACGCAAAACGAAGAATCCACAATAACGCTTGCTAATGCAGTTTCACCAGTGCCAACAATTGGTGTCTTTAAGGAAATCCCGCAAGTTGGTGTAAGCTCTAAGGGTACATGGGACGTAGACAGCACAGCCTCAAACTATGACAGGTTAGACGAAGCACCTACTTCGTATTCTAGCAAAACTATTACTCCATCAAACGCATCTGCCGATGGTACATTTAGCCTATCCTCTGGCTCAATCGCTTCTGCGGATGTCGGTAAAACTGTTGAAGGGAACGGCGGCAAGGCTGTCATTACAGCAACCAACGGCTCTTATCACCTAGTGACTGCCTTTACGAACACAAACGCTATAGCGGCTGGCTCTTGGGGCTTGTTTGGTGCGGTAGCTAATTCTGACGGCTCTGGGCTATCTTTAAGCACTACCCCTGCATCTGGGTATGATCTGGCTAATTTTTCTATTTCTGGCACTAACAGAAAAGCTATTAATACAACGAACTTTGGCGTTACATTTGAGATGAATCAAGGTTGCAATATAGCAGGGGATGGGACTTTTGTGTACATTAGCGCAAAGGTTTCTGGTGCTTTTTATATTTATCAGACTGCACTTACTTCAGCATTTGATCTGACAAGCCACGGTAATAAATATACTTTCACTACAGGCTTCCAGTATGGAAATGGGGTTTTTACGTTTAATTCTGACGGTTCAGCATTTTACATGACAGCTAGAACAGGTGGAAGCTCAACAAGAACTTTAAAGAAGTGGACGCTGACCTCTAACTATGACCTTTCAACAGCTTCGGCTGACGGTTCTGTTGCGTTAAATTCTTCTGGCAAGTATGGTTTAGCTTTAGCGGCAGATGAAACTTTTGTAATTACGTCAAGTACGTCAGATCAAAATATTATAAAATACACATTTAATGGGGCAGGTGATATTTCTAGCGTAACTGCCTCAAGCGCAATTACTCCTTCTTCTACCTACACTAATTTTCCTAGCTCAAATTTTGCGTTGGGTGACATCAAACTGATGGACGGCGGTACTAAACTCCTTTTTAAGAACTACAACTATCATGGTGACTATTATCTTGTAAACTTAACCAATGCGAACGATATAACGGCTGGCACTTATGTATCAACAACCGGCGACATAGGCACTGTAAAAGCGTACTCTTACGGGTTCGGGATAAAAAGTGACGGCACAAAATCATATCATATGCTTGCAAGTTCTGGAAGTGCAGCAGAATTAGTCGAAATTAGTCTCGGTTCAGCCCCTAGCTTCCCTGCCTCAACGTATTTCCCAAGCGTCACAGATGCCTCTGGTCAGATTAACTCAGCTTCATGGACAGACATTAATAGCATGACGGCTGATGAAGCCGCAGGAAACGGCACAGTAAACTATGCGGTGTCAGTCGATAATCGTACCATTTGGAAGATAGCTCACAACACAAGCGGCATACGGTCTATTGTTAAAAATAACTCTGGCACATGGCAGTATAATTCTAATTCAACCTATGGATCAGAGACTTGGACAAACAGCACAACAAACAGTGAATTGGCTGCTCTACAGCAAGCCCTGAGTGTATCTCAAAACCGCATGAACAAAGCCCAACTAGATGCAGTGGCCGACGGCAATCATTTCCCCCTC